CCGTGAATACGGCTTCAAGATCCTCTTTGCTGGTTGTGATTGTCGCGTGCCACGCCTGCGGGCGAACAAGAGGAAGGGCGCGTAGAAACGTCTGCACCTGCTCGCCAGCCGCATACCTGAAATTAATGGCAATCCAATATGTTCGATTATCGACGGTTCCGGTCGGCTCCGGGTCGTCAATTGCGGCCACTGCAATTGTTTTGCCATTTACGGTGTCAGTCCAAGCCGTAATCGATTCGATTAAGTGCGCCGTATGCCAATCGCCCGTGCCCGCTGCGGCAACATCCCTAGTGGGTTTTGCGTTGTAAATGTAAATTGATACGGGATCATCAACACTGGACAAATCCTCAAACTCGCTGTTTATGAGCGCGTAAAACTTATAGGTAAATGCCCGCCCAAATGGAAACATTTAGCGCATCTCCTTACGGTCTAAAATGTCATGCCGCATAGCGCACTGGATTAGCTTTTCACGAAGCGCCTCTTCGCTTTGGTGCTTACCTAACAGCTTAGCGTGCGCCATGTGATTCTTTGTCATAAGCTCAATTACCTTTTGCGCCCGCTCCGTTGCCGTTAGCCTTGCCCATCTCTTAGCCCGCTCGTCTGCCATCATGGCAGCTCTGCGGCGGCGAATCATGTCAGCCCGTGCGCGGGTCGCCATGATAAGCTCATTTTCCGTTAGCTTAACGGCTCGCCTTATTACTTCCGCCATCTTTTAACCTTGCTGAAAGCTCTTCCACTTTGGCCTTAAGATTTACGTTTTCCAGGATCACTTTGCCCGTGCTCTCGTTGCCCTCGCCTAATTGCTTGTAGTACTCAAGGTTTTTAGCAATGTCGCTAAAACCTTTCGGGTCCGTAGCGTACTGAAAGCGCCAGCCGTGCTGCACGTCATCGGTGCCAAGCTCTTCAAGCTCATGCTTTTTAGGCACCCAATATTTCAGGATGCGCCAGCCGCGCTTAAACTTGGCATCGAGCTTATGGCTCGCACAGCTACAAAGCGTTACGGCCTGCTCTGATACGCTTGGAAGTACGCGGGCAACCTTGTCGCTGCCAACATCGAAGTTTAGGCGGCCCCAAAGCACATAAGGCTTTTGCAGCATCTTAGGTCTGCGGGTATAGCGCCTCTCCCAATCAGCAAGCGGTTCTGTGTACAGCGTGAGATCGTTTACATTCCAGCGTCTTTCTGTTTCCATCGTGTTATTTTTCGTTACAAGTCAAAGAGGGGCAGGGCCGAATGCCCCGCCCCTATCGTGCGGCTTAGGTATCAGACCTAAACTCGCAGGTCAGATAGTCGTTCCACAGCACGGCATCAAAGAAGAAGTACCCGGTGTACTCCGTCGCAAAGCCGCGTGTTCCATCTCCAGCGCCAAGCCAACGCTCATTGTACGTAGGCCCAGAATCCGCCATCGAGGCAAACGCCCATTGCGGGTGGAATACGCAACCAACATCATCAGATCCCGTGGTCGGAACGCCAGAAGTGCGGAACACGTTCAGCATTCCATTGCCCAGGGTGCCGACAAATCCGCCCGGAGTCGATCCGCGCAAGATGGTAGCCATGTTGGGGTTAGTCCAAACGCTTGCAGAGCTTGCGATAAGATCCTTTTGCAGCTCAGAAGCGGCCTTGTAATTAACCACCATGGTAAGCGGCCCATCTCCAACACCCTCAGAGTACCGGCGTACCGAATACTCAGCATCGAGCGCCTTATCAATGGTGCCCCCCGCCGTGCAGGTCACTGCATAGGTGCCATCATCGAGCAAGGCTTTTACTTCGTCGTCCACATCGCGGGCGATGGCCTTTCCGATTTCGGCATAGGCTTGTTCGGGAGTGAATCCCCCAAACTTATCAGCCTCGACGGTTCCGATGCACGCAGCGCAAAGCTTAATGGCATCGCAGTTTACCGATGTCTCGGTATATTCCTGCCCCGCGCCATCAATCGCAAGCACCGCTGATTCGTTCACCTCTTCAGCGATAAGATAACCGGCCTTTCTAAATTTCTTTCTGATAGGCCCGCCGGTTGGAAGATCCTCAGAGTAAATGAGCGGAGCTACAACTACGCCTTGAACAAGCGCCTCACTAATTGCCGCTGATACTACATCAGTCGGAAGCGCAATGTTTGCTCGTTCTGTTTCATAAGCCATGGTAAATACCTCAAAAACTAAAATCTAAAATTGGTTTAGGTCGATGTAACCTTGATAATGCCCTGGCTGTGCAAGAGCCAAGCAAGGTTTGACACGTAGCCAGCAATCGCCTTTGCGTCTGCCGTGGTGCAATCAATTAGGCAATTTGCGCTGTACGCAAAATTGGTAAATGACAGTTGGGCATACCCCACACCGCTTACACTGTTATTTACCTGCCCCATGCCAAGGGAGCGCCCTACAAATCGGAGTGCTTCAATGTCTTGAAGCCCGGTAGCATCTTTAAAATTAGTCATTTCAAATTACTCCAAAAACTAAAACTGTTATTGTCTAAACGCTTTTACGGCAGCAACTCCCATCTTGCGCTGAATATCCATCGGGTAAGTTGCCCGCTGCGCTGGTGTCATGCCAAGCCATTGATCGGTCGAAAGGTCGGATGCCGTGCCGTTTGTCTTTTCGCCCGCGCTCATGCCGCCGCTGGTCTTGGTCGGCACGGCGATGCTCGGATGTTTGCTGGCGATCTCAGCCGCATACTCTTTTACGCTCATCAACTTGGTGCGGTCGGTTTTGCTGTACCTCGGCTCGCCCTTTTCGTCTTTTACGATGTACTCACCTGTCTGCGGGTTAATGTCGATTGCGGAGCGAACGTACTGCTTAACAAAAACCTGAGAATCCTTGGTAAAATCCCCGCCAATCTCAGCCATGACGCGGTCAACAACTTTCAGTTCTTTATTTTCGCCGGTCAGCTTATCGAGGTTTGTCTTGTACTGGTTAATTTCGTCTTGCGCTTCCTGGCGCACCCTGGCCCGCTCTGCCTCAATTAGCGCCTTTACATCCTCTGGCGTTTTGGCGCTTTGCTGCTTAACGAGATCCAACTCTTCGGCCTTGGCTTTGAGCGCGGCAAGATCCACCTTTTCAAAGGGCGCTAGCTTCTTTTGCAGGTCTACTAATTGAGCTTCGAAGCGTTGGCGCTTCTCCGTCTCATGCTGGAGGTCTTGCACCACCTTGCTATGATCTTCAAACGATACGGTCGTTTTTTCTGTATCAGTCATTTCCCTTTGCCCATCTGTTTACAAGTTTTCGTAGGTTGTCGATAAACTTCGTTCTCTCTTCTTTGTTAAGCCCAAAGAAGGGCTTTAACTTCTGCATGGCCCGTGCCACATCGTGCATTTGAGCGCCCCCGCTCCCTTCTCGCTTTGGAGATGCCGGGTGCCTCGTGTTTAAAAAATAAAGTAGCCCCTCAAGGCGGGTAACACTACCACCGACTTTTGAATGGATGGCTTTGAGTAATGCGCCGGTTAATGTCCGGTCGGGGATGGGTGCGCGGCCAACACTGCTTTTGTACTTCATGTACCCCCGGCTAAGAGGGGGAAGCGGCCCCTCAAGCCCCATCGTCGATTGAGTGCGCCTCACCATGTCGGTGATTGCTATTTCCATAGCCCCGCTTAAGTCGCTTTTGCTAATTAGTTTCGGCTCTTGCAGCTTCTTTAACAGCGCGGGCGGGATCTTAATCGTTACCCCCATCGGCCCCCTCTTTTGGCATGATTGGCCTCCATTGATGCCGGCAATTCCACCCGCCACCCGTTTCAAATACCGGAAGGCCCTGCTTGTTATCCATCGCAAGGATCTCTTCTTTGGTGAAGATGCGGCCCCGCTTAATTATGTCCTCACAAAACGGGCGGGTAATGTCATCATCCGGCCCCAGGTACTCAAATGTATCAAGCCCCGCCTCTTCAGCCTTAAGATTGGTAATCACCTGATTAAACGCAGAAAGCCCCGTGTTTAGCTCAGTTTGCACCTGGGCGGCAGCGGTTGCGCTTACATCCGTGCTAATGGCTTCAAAGTCAATCTCAGTCCCGCTCAAAATGGAGCGCATAACCTGGCTCTGCATCCCTTCAACGTGGCGCTTGAGCACATTCTCTATCCGGCCAAAGTCGTATTTAACAAGCACCGTGGCTGCATCAACATCAAAATCACTAAACACCATGCCCGGCTGGATGCTTTTTAGCTCGCGTTGCACCTCGCGAAGCTCATCCCCGTAAACGCTCGTTACCTTCTCAAGCGCAGCCTGTAGCCCGGCGTCCTTTAGGCTTTCATACATCATGCCCAGCGTTTGCGCGGCCTCTCGGGCGGCTGTTCTTACATCCTCGGAATCGCTCTTTAGGTCTTGCAGAATAAGCCTTGCCTTGGTTCTGATTATGGTTTCAAGCTCGCGTACAATCGTTTCCACCTGGCGATCTCTCGCCTTGGCCCTGGCTACAACATCGGCTGCGGAGATTCTACCGTTGGCCATTTAGCGCGGCCCTCAGCACTTCTGCCCTATCGGGTTCTTTTGGCTCAACGCCCCCGGCGTCCACCTCGGCTAAGATATCCTCCTCCTCAGCCAATTCACGGGCGGTAACTAGCTTTTTAACCTCAGCCTTCTTCCATGTCGGGTATGGCTCCATGATATCAAAAAGCGATCTAAGGTAGCTTATGGCCTCTTGTATGCTCTCCTTTTGGATCCTGGCATCAAACACAATCGGGTTTTTAAGCTCTTGCCCCTGGAACTTGGCCCAATGCTCAAGCATGTGATTGGTCCAGTTCTCAATTCGCTTATTGGCCCGGCGCATCTCGGCGATAAACTCGGTTTCTTCAGCCTCCTGGCCTTCTACCGCCTGCATTTGGCGGCTATCGGTCGGGATAATCCGGTCCTTAAGGAACGCTGTCTGCACAATCTCAGAGTCGATTTGTGAAAGCCTATCTCTAAGCGCCTGCGGGCTGGATGGCTCCACAATCGTTACCGTGGTGCCCTCTGGCATGAGCGTTACCACGCCCTCCGACATAACAATGCCCTCTCCGGGCTTGAAATTACCCGCTGCAATGATGCGCTGATGCGCCTGAAACATTAGGCCATTATCCAGGCTTGATTGCGTGTTATGGCGAAGCAGGCAAAGCGGGATAACATCCTTGATCCAGGATTCATCCGTTATGGCCGCAACGGGGATCTCGTCAATGGGCGGCTTGGGTACTATCTCTTTTACAAAGCTCCAAGTCCCTGAAACCTTTTCATAAATATGGATAACATACCGGCTTTCCTTTCGTATCAGCACCCGGCACATGTCAGACTCTTTCGCGGCTGCAAGAGCGCTGATTCGCGGCTCTACTACCCCATATTCCGTGCGCAGCCAGTTATACCGGCCCCGGCGGGCGGGTTCTGCCGTCTCCCTATCCCAATCTTTTACTTGCAATGTCGGGCAAATGCTCATGTAAGGACGAAGCCCCAAGGTTTGCTCTTCTAGCTTGTTTCTTGCGCTAATCGGGGCAGCATCAACTAGGCCATACAGATACCCGTTTAGGAAATACTCATCGGCAGCCTTCTTGATAAAATCTTGAAGCGATGTGCCCTCCCCGTCTACGTCCTCAAGCTGCCCCTCTTCAAACAATTCAGCCACCGGATCTGTGTTGATTGGTCGGGAGAAGCAGATTGCCGTCATGCGCCTGATTACGGGTTTGAGCCTGTTAGTGTAGCGGCTTCGGTTTTCCCTGGTTGCGCGTAGCACCTTGGCCCCAGCCGTTACCTCTGCGCTTGGCGGCCTGCCCTCCTGGTGCTCTACCGCTAATTCAAACTCATGCGGCCAAAGGTACTCCCGCCCCGTTAGTACCTTGTGCTTGCCCTCTCTTAGATCGGCGTATATCTTCCAGTCGGGTGCCCTTTCCGTGTAAAACGGATGCTCCGCAAACTCTACCTTGGAATCAACCATTTCACTTAAGCTCCGCTAAAACCTTGACGGTTAGCGGGTACAGCTTCATAAGCACCGCAGCATCGGTGTTTTCAATGAGCACCTGAGCGCGGCCATAAGGACAAAGGCCCGTTTGTGATACCGGCCTAAACATGGTTTGCGTTAAAGATTCGATGGCGCTTTGCTTGTGGAATGCCAACTGCCTCCAGTCGGGGGTAATGTCGCCGCTTGGGTTATCAATCGCATCGGAGAGGCCAAAACCCACATTTCCCATGCCAGCAACTGAGGTATGCCGGTATTGAATTGCGTAATCTAGCGCCCTATCGAATGCAAAATACTCGTTATAAGACGCGCTGCCATAAGCAGTAGCGGTTATAGATTCAAGTGTAAACTCATGAACTACCCTCATTGCCATGTGTTAAAATCTCCTGAAACAAAATCAAAATGCTCTCGATTGGATGCCCTGTTTGCCCTCATGCGTGACGCCATAGGCCAGATATTTAAGCGCATCGCTTGGGTGTGTGTGCGTTTCGCCCTGTGGTTTATCAATCTTTTTGGTGCCCTCTTTCCACCGGGTACTAATTAGGGATCTACGAAGCAAGGTGCACCGCTTACACACCAAACACAAGTCATTTAAAAACCAGTCATTGAGCGCCCCGGCCGATACGGTCTCAATCGGGTTATGCCTTAACGCGCATATTTCAACCCGGTTGTAACCAAGCGCCCTCAGATGGTCGCGCACTTGTTGGTAATCGGTGCGCCTCGCCTTGTGGCTTTTGGCGTGCCCGGACATATCGCCATAGACATAAATGGGCGTATCTGCAAACCTTTCCACGGGGTGCTTGGCTGCAAACTCCGCGCAAGCATCGTCAATTTGCCCCGCGCCCATGTTGCCTTCGTGGTAGCAAATCCAGGGGCGGCGCCGTTCATAGGGGTTATCAATTACGCTGCGCTGTACGCTTACCCAGGTGAGCGGCTCCGCGTTAAAATCCCATGCCAGGTACAAATCCCGGTGCGGGCTTGGCTCTGCGTCTTCAGTGTCGTGTTTCTGTGCAGCGTAGTTAGAATACACACCCCCGGTAATTAGCGGGACAAAAAACCCATGAATGTACGCCTGTACATATGCCGGGTTTCCCCTATGGGTATCCAGGAGATCGTTGATATACCCGCCGGGCAGGTTATGCTCATTGTCGTATGTGGTGAGGCGAAAGCGCCTAAGCCGGATGGTCCCCTCTGCCGTCTTGCGCACCAGCTCATGATCTCGCGGCCTTGCCTTTTCCCATCCGGGGTTTTTGTCGCTGTCAAAATCATCAGCATAGTGATTCATGCCCTCTGGCGTGCCGGGTAGCAGAATCTGAGGCATTCCAGCGGCCTTGTCGCGGCAGCGCTCGCGCACCCGCTTAATGCTCTCTTGCTTGGTAACCCCTGGCTCATCACAAACGCCGCCCGCATACTCAACCGCCTTGATTTTGTCGGGTCTATTGCCTGATATGTAGTGGATTTCCTGGCCTGTCTTAAACACGCACCGGGGAAAGGGGCTTTTTACGATGGTAAAATCCCGGCCCTCCTGGTATCCGAATGACTCTAAAACCTTGGCTGTTTTGGGTATGGCCGTGTTGTGGAGCAGCTCATAAATCGGCATCATGTAGAACCAGTTGAGCGCCTTTGGGTGCGCCGCTATCCTGTCGTAGAGCCACTGCACGGCCCCGTGGGTTTTGCCGCTTCCAACCCCGGCGGTAACGGCCATCAGGTTTGATTCTGTATCCCTGATGGCGCGGCCAACCCACCATGCAAGCCTTATCTCACTCACTTGTTGGCCCCGGATCTTCCGTTACGATTAGGCGCTTGAGGGGTTCGGTGTCAGGTAATGGCCCCTCTTTAGTGCGCCACTCTTCAGGTTGTCTATTGGCGAGCCATAGGTGAGCGGCTGCCGTATCGGGCGGATAATGCTCAATGTACGGCACTTGAGTAACCTCGCCGTCCTTGTTGCAAAATATCTTTACCGCCTTATGTCTATACCCAACAGCCCTTCTGTACAGGGCGCTCTGGACTATGCCATCGGGCGTTAATTTTCCAAGCGTTAGCGCCTCGCAAAAATCGGGGTGCTCATTTTTCCAACGGTAAATCGTTGCTGGATCAACCTTAAGATAAACAGCAAGTTGCGCGTCTGTTTATTTGTAT